CACGGAGTGCGTAGAGGGCGTCGTCAAGTGTGCGGCGACCACCTAAAAACTCGGTTTCAGAGCGGTTAAAGTTTAATCGTGGCCTGGCCCCACCTGACATAGAAGGCAGACCTTCTAGCGAAGTTACGGTGCCGGGTAGCAGGCGCCCTGAAGCTTGCTGTAATTGGGTGAAGTAATCGGGAACTACATTGGGGGAAAGCCTAGATACGTTCGGAAGACTTGGCGGAAGTTGAGGCAGGTTTCTAGAAATTGCGGGACCACGAACTTCAAGGGCGGCTAAGGCGAGGCGTGCTCGAAGTTGACGTTCAGCAGCTTCTGCCTGCAACTCTGCGATTCGCAGATTTTTCTGCTTTGCTGTTGTAAGACCGAGTTCGGTGTCTAAGGATTTTGCCAGCCGCTCGAACCTCTCTTTTTCAGCTGCCGCAATATCAAGTTGAAGCTCGCCAATTTCTTTGTAAAATCTTACTTGGGATTCCACAAGTTTGCGTAACCTCCCCTCGGTTACACCAAGTTGACGGTAAATATCTAGTCTTTTAATAAGTTCCGTATTTATCGACATATAGCGTGCTTTGCTCTTGTCTACTCTATTTTCTTCCCTAATAATCTCTAGCAAACGTCCGGCTGCGGTAGCCGCCGCATTTAACAAACCTAAGTTTTCTTTATTACCGCTGACAATTCGTTGGAGATCTGCCAGTTCTTTTTCCTGGGCTTTGTTCCTTGTGCCCCCGGCGCGGTTTATCTGTTTTACCCTGCGTTCGAATAAAGTAGCAGCAGAGTTAAGTTTTATTTGCTTTTGCAGGATGTTTTGATCGATTTTTAACTGAATGTTTTTCTGTTTTGCTGACTTTTTGAAGACTTCTAGCGCTTCAGCTGCTTTTTTGGAGTATTGCTCTGCTGTAGTGTTAGTCCTTCTTGCTATAGCGTCAAGCTTCTTATTGCTATCTAATATGCCGTTTAGTTGCTTTTCAAACTTCGCTAACGTGGCTAGAGCATTCTTAGCCTTAAGAATCAGATTTATCTGCGCGTTATAGCTGACCACGCTGAGAAACCGAAAGACCTAATACAGTCTATCGACCTCGCCTGGCTTTTTCGTAAGCCTCTTTTTCCCGCTCGTTCTGGATGTGGAAAAAGGCGTTCCAGCCCAGAATTTCCTCCTGGGTCATTGTTGTGCGGACTTGAGACAGGCTCATGCCCAGTTCTTTAGCAATGTGGAACTGCAGCATGAGCCAGTTGTCTTGTTTAAGCTCCGCAATCAGTCTTTTGGGTCCATTGCCTCTTCATCCTCGTTGTCGTTGGTCAGTACCGCCAGCATGAGAGCTTGGATGTCAGCATCTTTGACTTCGTTCTTCATAATGTCTACCTCGCCGGGAGAAAAGAGGCTGGCCCCGTTCTCGTCTTTGGCCTTGGTCAGCAAAAGCTGCATGGCGAAAGCGGTTGCATCATCTGACTTTGCACGCTTTTGAGCGCGTTCACGCTCGGCCATGGTCAGAGGGCTGACCCACATTTCAAAAATGCTGCCGTCAGAAAGCTTTGCCTCCCGCTTTTCAGGCTGGAGATTTGCGGCCTTACGGAGACGGTCAATAGCGCGAATCGGACCAGGCATGAAAGTAATACTCTGTTCTCATAATGTAGCGACTAACAGTAAAAAAGCCCCGGTTTTGCCGGGGCTTGGTGTCCGTACCTTTAGATAGATCAGGCGCTTTGGCTGAGATCGAAGGTGGGTGTGCCGGAGGGACGGAAGTTGATGCTCACCGATTGAGCGTCATCGGGGTTGATGGTCAGACTTGCAGAAGTCAGAATGGCCTCAAACTCGATTGAACGGCTCTTAGTGTCGTCCAAGGAGCCACTGGTGAAAACGCGGTCAGTGTAAAGCTTGAAGCTTGCACCAACTTGCTGACGCTGCAGCACGTCTTCGATCATCCGGTTGCTCAACGAAGCATCTTCGTCGGTGGTGTAAACCGTGCATGAACCGGTGCCGTCACCGAAGCCAGAAATGTAGGACCGGAAGGGAACGTACTGCCCAGGGGTGTCGCCAAGAGTAGTTACATCGATCTCAGCACGGTTGATCTCGAAAGACCACTCACGCACTTGAGCTACGTTGACGAATGCGTCATACTCCACCTGGAACTTGTTAGCACCGCTAACAGTACCCGTGTCGGTGAGAGTAACGGTAGACCCGCCCTCAGTTGCCGAAACTTGGAGAACACCGGTTGAAGCGGTGTAACCGATGACGTAGTAGGTCGTTCCAGCGGTTAGACCTGCAGGAAGGGTTCCAGTGCCACTACCACCTGTAGTGGTGTTTACAACGCTGAAGTTCACCGGATCACCAACCTTAAAGTTCAGGTAGGTAGGGACGGTGATTTCGTCACCAACGGTGTCTACGTCGGCGCTGACAAAAGTTGCCAGCGTTCCGGCGGGTTTGTAGTAGAGGGCACCCGAAGTGCCGGACAGAACAGTGGATGCCATAGGGCGTACCAAGAAATAAGGATCTCTGCGGGCACTGCCCGGCTTCTTACAGGTTAGCGGTTAATTATGCAAGATCTGTAGCTACATAACCGGTGTCAATTCGGCCCACAAAGTGGGGGGATTGCTCAGTTGATGAAAAAGTCGGGCCGTTTATTTGTCCGATACTAAAGAACACCCCTGAGTCTGTTTTTGCGGTGTCTTGGATTTTCGTCAGCGTTGTGACGGCTGTGTTTAGTAGTTCTTGGTTACGGGCAGGGCCGCGTCCTTTCTCAGTAAAAACACGGATGACGACCGCGCCACGAGCGTTATCTAAACTTGTGGTGAGTGTAGGGTCGGTTGTTGCGCTAAAAGTAACGTTCACACGGACGTACTCTGTCGTGGTGTTGGGCGGTACAGCTGTGATGTTGTCGAAGTAAACAGGTACTTCGGGTACAAGGTTGTTGAAAGCGGTGAGGATTGGACCCTCAACAGCAGCGCGGATTGCTTGATAGTTCATCGGTTGCTGGGGGCAAAAGCAATATCTACTCCTTTGCCCATTGCTTCTAAAATACCTGCGCTGTCCACGTAGGTAACAAACCAGTCGGCAGGGGCTGTTGCTCTAGAAGTTCCTTCTACAGAGGTGTTAATGTCTGCACGACCTGCACCGGTGCGCTTTCCTTCGAGTACGACTGAGCCCAGGGGATCCCCAATGGATTCAAACTTACCCTCCCTTAAGTCCATGGCTTGCATTGCATGGGGCGCTGTGTTGCCAATAACTATTTTTACGTCTCTGTTGACCGATGCGTAGGTGTCCGGGATATTTGGCATGTTTTTAATTAGATACGGGTAGCCGGACTCGGAACCAAAGCCAACACCCGGTGCGTAAGTGACCCAGCTGTTCAAAAAGTCCCCGCCCCAGTTAGGGCCAGCTTCCGCTAAATCATTAAGGATGGTCTTTGCCGAATTTCGGGCCGCTTTAACGATGTCCCTTCGAGCTTGACGACTTAAATCCCCAGGCTTGTACATCTTTGCCATTACTGCGGCCTCACGATGAGTTGGTGGAAAAGTGGGTTGTTGCCTCGGTAACTGCGAACGCTGATGATCTTCGCCTCACGAGTTACACCCGCCTGCGGGTAACGGATTCGGTCGGCTTCGGTAGGGAAGTACGTTCCAAGCTCCTCATTGCCGATCAGAATGGATAGGTCAGTGGTTTGGTACAGACCTTCTTGCTCTCGTGAGGAGACGTTACTAATCACAGCCCTAACGGTGACTTCGACGTCGGCACCATTAACGGCTCCGGTGGTTGGGTCGTAGTTACGTGGGGTACTGGTTTTGACGTAAGTGATGTTGCTGCCCCAGTCGGCCATTAAGCGTCCGGGGATCTGTTCGAAGGTATCGTCAATTCTCGACATCTCAGTTCCTCAGCAGCTTCACGTTGTAATTCGTCGCTCCACCGGTGCAGTATGCGCCGATGTAGCCCTGCAACCAGGGATACTCGTCAAAAATGTTGTTGGTGACGCCTGGGGTTTGAGTCTTGGTGTTGTACTTGACCTTTAGGTCGCCAAGCTCAACCTCGTCATAAAGGCCAGTTGTGCCGGTGCTGCCAGTTACAGCATCGGTGTTATTGGCTAAAGCACGTGCTAGCTCGAAGGTTCCGATCTTGATTTCATCGGGGATGAAAGTGCAGGCAAGTTCTACCGTGTCAACGGTGAAGTCTTTGCGCGGCCATTTCAGTGCTTGGGTCTCGGTGCAACGCTTACCGTAGTACTTGAGAACGTCGAGGAAACGTGTGGCGCTAATAATTGCGCGATTCTTCTGGTCGTCTGTTTTATCGTCCCAGGTGCTGCTTTCTGGGGTGGTTTCAAAGTAGGTGTTTGCTTCAGCTAGCGTCACGTAGCTGTTTGAGTTGGCGCCTTGCAAAGTGGCGTCGATTACAGCAGCCACAACAGTCAGTACAATCTTTTGTTCAGTCTAGCCCTACGTTGTTTTGTCGGTTTTGGCAATAGTTGGGCGTGGTAAACCGCTCCACCGGTCATTTCGACCTCTACTTGGGCCTCTTGTGCGCTCTCTGCTGGGACGTCGATAAACGATTTTGTACTATCCTTAAGGGTGAACAATCGGACCATTCTCATGGCTGAGGACAGTAAAGACCTGCTGATCGACATCCTAGATACACCTA